CTATTGTAAGGGGCAAAACGAATGCAGTTGAGCTCTCATATACCTGGTAAACGTACTGACCCTTTCTGAGTGTTATATCTGTAGGCTCATCTAGGGCAAACAGGTTGTATCTTTCAGGGTAAGCACTCGTATCAGCAGATGTAAAGAGCTGTGGTGTGCTTGTGGTATTCATTTCATTGGTGAACACAAATAAGTAGTGCGGTGTTGTAACCGTAGTTACCTCTGATAGGGTAAGTACAAACTGATTAATAACACCTTGATCTAAGTATATCACACCTATATTAATTTACGTTTGTCAAATGTTCATAAAAAAAGCCCCACCATAGTGGCAGGGCTTCAATATAGAGAGGCAGAATTTTAAGGAGCAAGTAATGCTGATACGATAGCAGGATCTACTTCGTATGCAAGGTACTCATTCTCAGCTACCAAAGTAACTGCGTATTTAGAGCCATCCGCACGAGCTGTTCCAGAGCCCTCAGCAGTTGCAGATACCTGCAAGTACGGGAAGTACCAATACTTACCGTTAGCATCAAGTACGATAGCTACTAAGTACTGTTGTCCTGCACCTAAGATTTTGATAGCACGAGACTTTGCAGCCTCACGTCTATGAAATACTAGGTTGATTGTTTGAGTTACAAAAGAGCTACCATTGACTAAATCAATAGTGCTATCCTCAGTGAAGTTAGATGTGTTGCGACGAACATAGTAGTTTTCAAATAGTACAGGAGGAGCCTGAAGAGTGATTGCTGTTATCGTCCAACCTGCACCCGCTGATGGGTCTGCAGGAGTGATAGACAAAATCTCATCTTGTTGGTTAATCCAGATACCATAAATACCACCACTGTTGTTGTCACATGATTTTGCGATTGCTTCTAATGCTTGACAAGCCATTGTGTTAAAGTATTAAAGAGCCCCCATCACTGAGGGCTCATGGTTATTTATTAATTGTAGAAATAGATATCAGATGGGTTCACGAAGTTGAAACCAACTTTCATGTTAGCACGAGTTCTGATGTAAGGCTCAGCTACAGTATCAGCTAAGTTAACTGCACGTAGGTCAGAGCTATCTCCCTCAGCATCGAATGCGTAGATAAGGTTGTCTTTCAAAGTGATAACAAATTTGTTATTGCTCATTCCCGGGCAGATAACTATTTTGATACCTAAGTAAGTCAAAGATAAATCTTGAGTGATGTATGCTTGAGTGTTACCTGAAGCTACTCCTAATCGGTACATATTAACTAACTGAGTAGGCATAAAGATACGCAAGTCAGATGTACGAGTAGCAATAGTAGCAGGAAGTGCAGATAAAGCAGCAGATAAAGCAAGCTCTAATGCAGCAAAGTTAGCGATTGCAGGAGCAGTAGCAGGATTGATAACGTTCACATCAAGACCTAATACTTTTTCATAACCATCACACAAAGCAAGTGTTGGGTTTAATGAAGCAGTGTCACCTTGCCAACGGATAAGCTCGATGTTACCATTGATTTTGTTAGCCATCTCACCCCAATAGAAAGACATGAAAGATGCAACAGAGAAATCTCCGTTAGATCCTTGGCTCATTTGAAGAGATAAGAAAGATTGCTCTAAGTCAAACTGACAAATTTGAGCCATTGCAGACAATGCACAAACGTCAATCTCTTTCGCATCTAAATCATCATTAGGAGCTGAGAAAGAACAGCTAGATGGTTGTAAGATGTTACCGAAAGTAACAGTTGCTAATTTAGTCTTGTACTTTACACCTGGCAAAGTTCTGTAGTTGTCAGCAGTATCTTCACTCAAGTAGGCTTGAGAATAGAATGCCTCAGGGTTAGCTGCTAATAAAGCAGTTGGGTCGATTTGCAAATCGAATTTTAATTTACGCATGGTTTTATTTGTTTATAAATTTGTTTACACTAGAAAATCTTTGCTGTGCACTCATGGCCACAGCCTCACTCACCACCTCATCTTCTACCTCAGCAGATAGAACTTCCTCTAATTGGTTTTTAAGGTCAGCTATCATAGCAAGTAAAGCATTCATTTGCTCATCAAGCACAGGCTTAACAATAGCAAGGATTGCCTCTGCATCAACTACAGGGTCAACCGCCATTGTCTCTTCCTCTGCAGGAATTTCTGCTGTTACTGTCTCTTCTACGACAGTATCTTCTAGGGCTACCTCTTCAGAGGCCTCCACTACTTCAGCATCACGTATCTCAGTAACCTCTCCGTCAACTACGACATAGATTTTACCCTCGATTAGATGCTCTCCATCAGGTAATTTGTTCATTTGTATATTGTTTGTTTGTTGCTCTTTAAGCTTCATCCCAAGGTATCCCTCTATGCTGAAACCAATCTGCTCTTGGCTAACTAGTTCTGCATAGTACTCTTTATCTGTTACCTGGGCCGTTACCATCAATGTGCCCTCCGGTACCTCAATACCAAATGATGAATAGGCTTTGTCCTCCATTGGAGTATCTACTATCCATGCCTCAAGGACATAGGCAGGAACTGTCTTAGATTGATCGTGCTCAAGATTGAATAAATCTCGGTTGACCATCTGCTTCATGAACTTGCCATGGATTAGCTCAATCTCTTCCTTAGTAAACTTGACATTGTACTCCTCTTTGCTATCCTCATCAAAGCGGTAAATCTCCATAGGTATCAAAGCAGGTGCAGTGATACGGTACTTTAATTCATCCGAAAAGAATAAAGGTTTAGCTTGAGAACTGAATGCCATCCCCTTAACTTTGATTGCAGGTGTAGCTGTGAAAGCTATTTGCTCAATGCCAAGGTCCTCACCATTTTCAGCGTATGCCGGGTCAATAGTGATTTGATAGGTAGGGATATTCTTTTTAGCCATCTACCTATATTAAAAAAACTCTATATTTGTTCAAAAATTAAAACATGATAACTATATTAAACAGGGAAATTCCCAACCAACTTGAAGAGCTGACCATTGAGCAGTTCGAAGCCATCACTGATATCAATAACAATCAGGAACTTGACCCCATTGATAAGCACCTCCAAGTGTTTGCATACCTAGGCATTCCTGAAAGTGAGTTTTGGGACTATGATGTGGCTGATTTTGTGGGGATGGTCAAAGAATTTAACTCTGCAGAACGCAAAGAATATCCAACAGTAGAAGAGCTTGAGATTGATGGATATGTGTACAAAGCACAAATGAAGTTAACTGTAAGAGATACTAAACTGATTGAAAAGATAACACTGAAAAAAGAGAAAGGATATATCTCCGAGATGTTAGCGGTCATGTTCAAACGTGAGGACCTTACACCAACTGAACACTACACAGATGCACACATCAAACAGAAAGCAAAGCTAATCCGTAAACTGAATGCAGCTATCTCCATTCCATACGTTATGTTTATCGCACAAAAAATAGGACAACAAGCCAATGATCAAGCTACCGCAGAATTGGAGCCAAGTAACGCTTGAGCAGTTCATTGAATTTAGTGCAATAGATAGAGAACAGGGAGCCTACCACTACAACAGTGAGGCTCTCTCTATTTTATCAGATGAGCCTATTGAGGTCATTGAAGATATGGATGTGGATGAGTTGGCAGAACTTGTAGCAGAGGCCAAGTGGTGTACCTCCGAGCCATCCAAAAGATATAAGCATGAACTGCTTGGCATGAAGTTCAAACCATTCAACAAGCTCACCCTGTATGAGTACATAGACCTGGACTATTTCTTTGGTGATAACTACATAACCAATCTTGACAAGGTGTGTGCTATCTGCTACCGGCACAGCAAGTTGAATGAATGGGGGGATGAGGTCCTTGAGCCTTATGAATTTGACTGCAACATTAGAGCAGAGAAATTTCATGACCTACCAATCACAGATGTGTATGGAATTGTGCATGAGTTCATGAAGTACAGGGAGGACTTTCTTAAAAAGTATGAGAACTTATTTAGTGGTGACCTTGATGAGGATCTAAGTGATGAGGAACGCAGGGAGTTAGATCCCGAAGAGGTTAAGGAAATTGAGAAAGAACAGGCTCAAGCTAAGTGGTCATGGGAACAAACAATCTACGGGTTGACCAATGGGGATATAACCAAGAGTGATAAGGTTGGTAACCTACCACTCATCTATGTGTTCAATATTCTTTCAATGAAGAAAGAATTAGACATCTAACGGGAAGCCCTGCTGAAATCCTGCAGGAGGGTCAAGTGCCTCAAATGTGTACACAAGTTTGTACTGTCTTTCAAGCACCTCAACTGCTTGGACCAATGGATACTTTTTTGTAATCCATTCAGTGTACTGCCGATAGATTTCTGCAACAAGTCCTGCCTCCATCATTGCATCTGTAAATTGTGCAACGAAATCTCTAGGAGCAATAGAGCCACCATTCGGCCCATAGGCATTAGCTGTTTGTGGCACCCCATTGTTCAGGAAGATAAAGTAGTACATGGCCACAATTTGTATCTCAAGTTTTTGAAAGCCTGTTACCTTGGCATTGATACGCACACTTTCTACAAGTGTACCCTCACCATCTACTACTTCGTTTCTAATTATTCTCTTTAAGATGGTAGCCATCTTTCTCCTAGTAGGATATAGGATGTTAAACTCCCCTGTGTTTGCGTATCTAGCCATTGATTAATTCTTTATATATATCCATTGTATCATCCACTAGAATGATACCCTTGTCCGTTTCAACATGAAGCTGTGTATCACTAACCACCTCAATAGGTCCTGTGATTGTGTACTCTATTCCGTTAATACTAAACATACGCAAATACTTTATACATATCTATGTTAGCTACATCGGCAATGTTTTGACATTGAATAGTAAATAAGATATATTGGTTAACTGTTCTATTGAATGCAGTGGTTTGTATAGTGGAACCTGGATTATATTCAATTGTATTTCCTCCTGTTGCCCTAAGACTTGTGCCATCATAGCTATAGTTACGCTCGCAGTAAAGTATGAACTGCCCAGCATTGAAACTAAATATACCACTAATCAATGTGGCACCTGTTAAGCTGTTGGTAGTGTTGAAGTAGATACGTCCATACATCTGCCCTACATTGCCTGATTGTCGGTACATCCTAAATACTACCTGCAGGATATTGTTGCTGTTTAATGTATTGGCAGGGATGAGTAATGAGTGACATATAGTAATTGCAGTACCTGTAGTAGGGGTGCCTAGTATTCCACTATATCCCATTAGCCTGGGGCCGATGGTTAAATTCCCACTACCTAGCAGTGAGTTGTTGTTCACCGTTTTAATGTTGGTACCTGATACCAATGCATCTTGCTTAGCGTTGAATGTACTCCAATTAGCACTGCTCAATGCACCCCTATTGGTAGCGGATGCTGTAGGTATATTAAACTCATGGTTACTACCACTAGATACCACGTTGAAGTCAGTGCCTGTTGTGCCTGTGCTAATGGTCTGCACATCCGCACTCAATCCATTCAATGCAGTCATGCCTGTTCCTGCTATGATACCTGCTTGTTGTGTTACGGTGAAGATAGCAGATGCTGTTGATGGAGGAGGGCTACCTGCAGGATAGTATTCCATACTAACATCTAAGCTAGTTGCACTCCAATAGAGCTCGTAGTAATCTCCACCTACTGCATCAAGTAGATAATTCCAAGATGGAATGCAGTGACCAGGTGTGCCACCATGTGAAGATACCACAGCTACAAATCCTGCACTACCTGCTACATCTGCACCATTCTTTCTTAGCCATATAGTAACATTATGCTCTTGAACATCTATGTTTTGAAACTGAAAAGAAAACTGCAGATTGTATATCCCTGTATTAGCTATGGTTATTTCAGTATCACTCACAACAGTTACCCCATTGCTAAAGTCCATTGTCCTGAACTTAGTAGGTTGACCTACATTCACTGCACCTAATGGCTGAGTAATATCATCCTGGTATTGTGCATAGTAACCTACTGCACCTGCACCACCTGCTCCATCAATGATTTGTTGACCGGTGATAACAGTGTTCACAGGCAAGCCACCCACTATCATGGTACATTCGATTAAATCAGTAGGCTGTAAATCTCCTGTGTGAGGTGTGAGGGTTGGCCTCCAATCACCCCACCAATTTGGTGCACTCATACCTATATTATTTTAACCTCCTGAAATGTTTAATTAAGAGGAACAGCACAGTCAGTCCAATCATTGACGGTTAGTGTAATGTTCATAACATATCCTGCAGCGTAGTCAAGTAGATCATTGTTAAGTGCCTGGAATGATGGCACCCCTACCACGTCAAAGGCATAGTCAGTACCATCCATGTAGTATATGTACAGGTCATTAAGTATCTGCTGTGTATCACTAAGGATTGTAATGATGTTAGCCCTATCTTTTTGGATGATGTCAAAGCAATAGATGTCAAAGTTAAACTCGCTTGTATTCTCAGTAGGGATAACACTAACAGGCACCACAAAAACAATAGGATATTTCTCATCCTTAGTAGCGAAGTTGTATAGCTGTTCCTTGAAGTCACTGCCTACTTTCTTAACCTGCAAATGGTTAGTATAGAACAGCTCGATGTGGTCAATGATTGCTTGTAGTGAGTTCATTATAGTTCAGCGTTTTTGTTAATCTTGTTTATCTTATTTTGTACGTTGGTTACTTGGGTCTCAGATACTACAGCGGTAACGGTCATGGAGCTTTCATTGGTAGTACCTCCTGCACTCATTGTACCCCCAGCATTAGCTGAGCCAAAGAGCTGTGCCGCTTGTGGTACTGATTGTGCTACGTTGGCACTCTCACCACCACCACCTGTACCACCACCACCACCACCACCTGAGGTAGGAGTACCACCTGAAGTAAGTATCTGCTTAGCTTTTGCAATGTTGGTAGCAATCTGTATGATACCGGTAGCAAACTGAGCTACACCTGCAGCACCTGCAGTTACACCATTCAATGAGTTGGCATTTGATGCAGCAACGAGGGATGAGATGGCCTTACCTGTATCAATACCTATCTGCACCAATGCCATACTCTTGTTGAATTTCTCAAGTTTCTTTTGGTCCTTGATGAATGCAGCACCTACTGTCTGAATACCATTGGCAATATCTGCAGCAAGTTGTAGTCTTGCATCCCTTTCTTTTTGTGCCGCTTCAATTTTAGCTTTGGCTGCATCCTCTACTATTTTAGTTTCATCGGTTTCATACTTAGCCTTAAGTGCTGCCTTAAGTATCTCATTACCCTCCGCTAGTTTGTACTCCTCTTCATACTTAGTCTTAAGGGCTTGCAGTTTCTTTTGGTCCTCAGTGAGTTCGCTATCTGCCAAGGTCTTAGCAAGTGTCTGCTGTTGCTTCAACTTAGCATCTGCACGCTTTTGATTTTCCGCCTCCTCTTGATCGTTGTATAGTTGAGTTAATGTTTTCTTTTGCTCTTCCGTTAGTGTGGTATCTGCCAAGGTTTGAGCTCGTAGCTTGTCATACTTTGCCTTAGTCATGGCTAGCTCTTTCTCCGTTCCCTCCTCCATTAGTTGGAGCTGTAAATCAGCTATGATGTCATTGCCTTTCTTTAAGTTGTCCTGTTCAGTCTTAGTCTTATCTGCTGCAAGCTTATCAAGTTCCTGTTGCTGTTGAGTTAGATACATCGCATTGAACTTAGCTTTCTCTTCTGCTGTTTTGTTAGCATCATTCTTAAGGTCATTCATTAACCTGGCATACTTCTCATTTACGATAGCTACCTCTCTTGCATTGGCATCCTTAATCTGTGATAGCTCAAAGTCTCTCAATGTCCTTGCATTGTCAAGTCTGTTCTTAGCATTCTGCTTAGCTTTCTCCCTAGCCTTTTCTGCTGCAGCTGCTGCCTCATCTCCTGCTTTCTTTTCAGCCTCTTTCTCATCCGCTAACTCTTGAGCCTTAATTCTCTTGCGGTCATTTACACCACCTCGGATAATTTTATTTTCTTCCTCAATCTGCTTTCTTAATTCAGCTCTTTTCTTAGTTGCCTCTTCACCCTCTTGGTGCCTCATTGCCTCAAGTGCTTTCTTAGCTGCAGCCTTTCTCTTGATAGACTCTTTCTCCAGTGCTCTTGACTTGTCAAGCTCGAGCTGTGTCGTATCCTTGCCTGCAATCTTAGCCATGGCAATCTCTTGGTCGTAGCTTTCAGAGATTGTATCAGCCCGTTTCTTAGAACTCTCGGATGTTTTCTCATTAGCCTTAGCCATCTTCTCCGCATTCTCATCGGCAGCAAAGCTAGTCAACCCTAGGTAATCACCTAATGCTTTGAGACCCTCAATCAATGCATTGATAGGTATCATTAAAAAGTCAAGTACTTTCTGTAGCACCCCTATCTTGTGGAGGAATATCAGGATGGCAGCAACAATAGCCACAATCACAGCCACCAATAAAAAGATTGGGTTAGCTAGGATGGTAGCACCTAATGAAACGAATGCACCACCAACAGTTGTGATAACGGATGTAAGTGATTTGAATGCACCACCAATAGCCTTGGGGTCAATGTTCCCTAAACTCTTAGCAAACACCTTAGACTTTTGTGCAGCCTCATCAAAGTCAAGGCTCATCAAACTATCTTTGATACCACCCAATCCATTGCTCACCTGCTCAAACTTGGAGCCTGTAGCAAAGGTATTCACTGCCTCATTGGCATCTGCTAGTTGGTCCTTAAGTTCCCCTGCTCGCTGTGATAACCTGGCAATATCTTCAGGGTCAGTTGCCTCAGCAATGGCACCCTTTAATGATTTTAATTCTGCCTTGATGGCACCAATTCCACCGAGCTTTAATGGGATTTCAACTTCATTCATCTTATGGCTTGTAATATCTTATCTCAATAGGTGTGTAGAATAGCAAGTTATCTGCTAAGCCTACACCTATTTGAGTTGTGTTAATAACTATTGTATTGTTGGTCACATTGTATAGTGCTGAGATAAGGCAGTCAAAAATAGTGTTGCTTACCATTACTACTATCTCACTCGGTAGGATAGTACCTATGTCATAATTTTGTATAGTGCCTAGGTAATCTCCTGCACCAACTCGAGTCCATACTATGTCTCCAAAGCTAGACTCTTTCACGTCAACTGTTGGGTTAGCTGTTCCGCTTTGATTAAGTAGTGCAACATAGCTAAAGTATGGAGGGTCAACAGGTATGCCATTGATTGTACCATACACTCTCAAGTTATCAGTGTAGATACCATCCTCTTCTATCGTAGCATCATCTGCCACCACTACTACCTTGAGCCCAGGGTTAACATTGTTACCCTTTCCTGTGACTAATCCCGATGTACTGTTAGGTATGATGTTGCTGTTGGCAGTCTTAGTCTTAATGATCGTATCATTGGCCACTTGAGTTATGGGACCCACACTACCTGTACCTACACCTGGTGATGGGGAGCCAAGAGCAAAGGGCATCAAGTTCACCTCATTGTCTATGCTGATAAGTTCTACCTGTGTGAGCTGATTGCCATTGGCATTGTAATCTATGACCTTGTTAATGTTCCACCATGAGTTATCAATGCGTATCTTATCATTGAGCTCCAATGGTTGGATGTCAGACTCTTTAAGATTAAAGAATGCAGTCAACATCTTACCGTTGTTTATCTGCCCCATGGTACGTCTCCAGTACCTGTTGTAGAGATTGTTCTGCGTTAAGGTACTTGGCATGTAGTAGTAGTATGCACAAGTCGCAAAATTCAAATCCCATGTAGGGTTGAGTGGGTCATCAAAGTGTCCAACATACGGGTAGCTTGTGACGTTGGTCATACCCGTAGTACCATAGTCAAAGATGTTAAACCCTTGGCATGTGGTTAGTCCTACCTCCGCTGTTGAGTCATACAGGATACGGATGTTAGTATCAGGCTGTGCACCTGCTAACATTGGAACGTATGCACCAAAGACTGTATCAATGATTGGTGTAGGGCTGAATAGAACATCCTTAGTAGTTACATCCTTGACATACTCATTGTCAAACACTACCTCTGCCTGCCCGTATATTTGATTGGTAGCATTCGTGTAGATGGTATTGGCTCCATCCTTATCTGCCTTGTATGTTAGAATTACTTTCTTACTCGTTAGTTCAGGGAGGAATGACAGTGACTGCTCTCTATCCTTGGCTAGTAGCAAGGTCCAATCTACCTCTTTACCTGCATCGTAGTAATCATCCCTGTGGATGAGGTTGAGCAGGTTAGGCTGTGACTTGTCCACCTCAGCATAGAGGTTGAACATGTTAAAGATAGCCTTAACAAATTCATTCTGCTTTATCTTCTTAGGCACATAGTCATTCACATCAATGGTACCACCAATGGCCACGATGTTACTGCTAGGGGTGATGGTTATCTTAGCTGATAATATGTTTAGTGCTAGCTGTACGTTGGGTGTGTAGAATGTACTTAACGAACTTTGTACAGCCTGTATCTGCATCTGTACGTTGGTGAGCTGATTCAGTATGTTAGGGTCACTCAACTGTTGGGTGAACGCTACCGTATCAGTTGCGAATGTAGTTGTACCTACAGGTACGGATGCTGGCCCCACATGAGTAGGTCCTTGCACAATAAAGTTGTTGTATGTGTTCCGGTACTTGACCCTGTAGAATGGAGGTAATGATACTGTTGCAGGAACAGTTCCCGTGTTGATGAGGTCAAGGGTGTAGCTTACCACCACATTAAACTCATAGTACTGTGCATTGGCAGAACTGATGTTAAACGGTGTAGTGTAAATCCCTGTGATAGGGTCAAAGATACCCTGTAAATCTTCTATCTCCGTTAAGCCTGCAAAGGTATAGAATGGGGTTTGCTGTACTACCTGAGCAGGTGAGGTTACTGTGCTAGGTGTAGTCTTTTCAGCTCGCACCACATAGTCTAAATAATCAAAGTTATCTATCCCTCCATTGTATGGAATGACTAGCTTGTCAAACTTGGTAGCACTAAGGCTAGCCCAATTGTACTGAAACCCTGAGTCACTGAATATCCTATCGAAGTAAGTCTTAGCAAAGATGGCAGGCTTAAATTCCTGTGTGGTGTAGAACACATCCCCACTACCTGGGAGGAAGTACTTGAAGCCATCCACCACCGTATTGCTAAACCTGTTCACTACATTGAATGCATCGTATGTATGGTTGAGGTCACTGAAGTCTATATCGGTTAGCTCCTTGTTATTGATGGCTGTAAAGAAGTCTGCTTTGCTTTCCTTGACCAATACCTCATACTCCACATGCTCCTCGTATGCATCGGTAACCTGTACCTTTTTAACTGCTGTGAGCTGTAGGCTTGCATCCTCCATGACAGGTATTCCATCCTGTATAACTGAACAGGTAGTGACTGCATTGATGTCAAAGGTACCGGCAATGATGTTAACATCATAGTAGTGATTAAGCAGGTCGTTGTTGTTCTTACTGCCTACCAATGTAATGGTCTTAGAAAAGTTACCTTTCCTTGAAGAGATATCTCTAATGTCCCCTACCTGAAAGTTAAGAGGGAATGATGTACCCTCCTTTACCTCAAGGTAGCCCGTTGCTAATTGTATCTTAACCATTTACTATATCGTTATTGGCTAGCTTAATTGTAATGCTCTGCTTAATCAAGTTCTTATTCCGTTGCTTGAATTTCTCGTAGTTAGATGTCACGATGTTACAGCTCACATACTCTGTACTTGCAGGGATGTCACAGCTCTCATCGTAGTTGCTTATCTTGAAGTAGGTGTATGGTGAACTGACAAGCTCAGTGAAGTACTCAGCCATCTGCTCATTCATCCAATTGGTATTTAGGTCGATGGTGTTATCTACACTCACATAGCTGTTGATGTAGCCTCTATCTGTGAGGTCATAGGTCCACTCACTTGAGTCAATGTATCCTGCTACATCCTGATTGTACTGCTCACGTGTTACGTTGCCTCTCTCATAGTATCTGCCTGTGAATGCAAAGCTACCCCATGAACCATAGCGGTCAAGGAAGATAATGCTAATCTCTTTAGTCTGGACTCTACGATCTATGTTTACTCTGTAGCTCTGTGTGACCTGATTGCCATTGTGCTCATAGTAGAACTCATACCACTCAGTGGTAGGCTTAATCAATGGCAGTGTTCCTGTTACCACTGTCAAGGTGCCTGCATTGTTTGGACCTACTGCGTTCCCTGTTACGTGGTCAGTGGCTAATACTGATTTCTCAAATATCTCAGCTGCATCATTGGTGAATATAATCTTGTGTGTACCTGGTCCTGGGCCACCATAGACTGCGTTCATCCAAAGGTCTTGAGATAAGGTAGCATAGAACTCCTGAGCAGGGATAGAGCTAAGGAACTTATCTGTTGGAGATGTGAGGTAGTAATCTTGAAATTGGTAGCTAGGCCATTGTGTCCAAGGGATAGCTCCATTAAACACATAGTTGTTCAGGTCAGTTATGATATCTCTTGTGATTGTCTTTCTACCATCGGCATAAGTTACATCTCCATTGATGGTTGCATTGGTTACCAATGACCATGCACTGTTAACTACAAAGAAACCAACCCCCACTGATAGCACAGTGAAGAGGCCCTCAAGGCTAGGGTTAGCTACACCACCATCTGCTTGAGCTATGACTATTTGGTCACCTACCACAAAGGTATTGGCTACATTTATCTGAACGTTGCCAGCATTGTTGGTAAGGTTAGAGAAGTACTGCACAATGGTAAGGTACTCTTCACCTACCTTGACATCATACTTGTAGTGGCTGTTAGGTGCATCGTACACCGTGGTGTTGAATGGGAATAGGTCAAAGCTAACCTTGGATTGTAAGAGCTTGCTTAGGTCAATCTCCCCGTAGAATGTTGAGGCATTAGGTAGCACCCTGTACTCTGCTATCTTGTTAGCTGTTCCACTCTCATAGATGTCAAAGATAAACTTGAAACCTGCAAAGCCAGAGTTAGTGCTTGCATAGAAATACTTTACCGGGTTGTACGCAGGAGTTAATACCTGCGGTACAGCTATTGAGAACATTGCCATACCTATATTATTTTATCCTGGTGTTTTGTTTCTAAAAAGCATAGTAACTATCATCGGTGTAGTACTCCTGTCTTATGTGAGTGGTCGCGTACCTGATTGCATCCATTGCATCATCCCACATCTTGACCGGCTCATCAGTGATCATGTCCCCTACTTTTTTCCACTTGTAATTCTCATACTCTTTACGTATGGCCTTATCATCTTGGCATAGCACCCCAAAGGTCTTGATGTTGTCGATACCTTTCTTGACTACCTTGTTTGCGTTCTGCACATCATACCCTGCATTGTTCAGCTCTGCTATTATTTCAGGCCTTGCATAGTCAGCTACAATGGTAACCGTCTTTTCTACGTTGAAGCTTTGCATCTTATCAATGAGCATTGGAGTAGTGAGGTAGCTCTCATATATGACAGGCTCAATGTAGATGTCATTGTCACACCAATAGACACGCATCAAAGCTGTGGGGTGATTGTATCCAAAGTCCAACCCATAGACGTAGTTGACAAACCTAGCAGGACGATGAGGAATGAATGACCAGTTAGAGTAGATGTTACTCTTGCTGATTGCTTTCTCACCTAGGGCATAGATTTGATATAGTGCCTCATCCGTTCTCTTGAGGTCCTCTATCTGTGACCTAATGCTTTGAGGTAGGAATGGGTTATCTTTGTAGGTAGATTTGATTAGCACACTCTCCTCCGTTGGTAGCTCATACAGCCATGAGGTGCTCTCACTTGGGTTGTAGTCAAAGATTAGCTTAGACTCAGTCCTCATGTTGAGCTGAGTGAAATCATCGAAGTACAGCTCATTGGCTTCGTTACACCATGCTATGTCTCTCTTCCTACCCCGTATCTTCTGCTCATCATCCACACTAAAGAACTCCACAATGGATCCATTAGGGAACGTGTAGATATGCTCACTCTTATTGTGGTCCTCCACTGAGTAGATGTTCAGCTCCTTGAGTATCTCAATGAAGTCCCTGAGCACTGTAGCCCTTAGAGCAGGGAACGTCTTTCTAATGATAGATACTACCTTGTTGTTGTTCTGCAGGCAGTAGATGATAACCAACTGACAAAGGCTGTATGTCTTGGAGGAACGTGAGCCACCCTCGTTAATTACGAACCTAAGGCTAGGGTCATTCAGTGCCTCGTAGTTTTTCTCAAATATGACCGTGCTCTTTATCTCCATTAGATGCTATTTGGTATGCATGCATTAACATAGCCATCTGCCTGCCATCACTTGCTACAGCTTTTCTATCTATCTTTACCTGGACACCTTTCATTCGGTAGATGTAGTCCTCCACCACTGCACACATGAAATCAATCTGCATCAGGCCGTACTATGGTCACCTTGATGCTGTCAATCTTTTCTCCCTTGGTTGTTGTGTCCACCCGTTCAGTTAGGTTGTTGAGTCGTTGAGTAATGGATGCATTGTACTGCCCTGTCATGCCTCCCTCGATTTGGTCCATGCGGATTGCTTCCTCTATGCGTGAGCAGATTGTCGTGTACGCTGAATATCTCCCCTCGTAGTTTGCAAAATAATCCTGGACACTTTGCCCCTTATCTGCAGCAAAAGTCCTGAAACCCACTTGAGTAAGCGGCCTTTCTAATGGCACTGCTGTAGCTTCACCCGTCTTAGTAGATAAAGAATAGGAGTACCTAGGGTTTTCTTTACACCATCTCTTGTAGGCTTCAAATAGATCCCACATTGCTTCAGGGGTCTCGATGTGTTTAGGCCTCATTACCCTCGTTCTCTACTGCTTTGTACTTTTTACTCTTAGGCTCTGCATCTTCAAAGAGATAGCCAAAACCTACCGATGTTAAATACTCTGCTTGTTCAGCAGTTTCTTCTGTTACCGTGAATGGAGTTTCAAACCCCAACGGATTGTACCGGACCATGTACTGGCCTAGATACTCATTCTTTACTTTCTTTGTCATATTCGTATTGTTCTGTAAATAGCCATGCGTAATAAAGTATGACCCATACCCCAAAGGCCCTGCATCCATAAAAGTAGTTATCTCTCACTAGAAAGAATGCACCAGTCAAGGCAGTGAATGTTGCCAAGATACTAATTATTTGAGATAGTCTCATACCTATATTGTAATTTGCGTAAATTTTGTTTAATTTCTTTAATCAGATAGTGTGCTGAGGTAACAGGAATATCAAAGTACTTAGCCATTGCTCGAGCTGTGGTATATCCCTTGTCGATGTATGCCTCAAATACTATCCTGTGAACGTGGTCCACTATCTCACTGCGGTATATTTCAATCATCCCCTTGTGAGTGCTGTAGATTTTATCTTCCAATATCTTAGCATGTAGATCCTGCTCATCATCCACCTCATCTTTATCCTCATACTCCATGGAGTTCACCCTATCATCCTTGTGGCTCAGTGACGTGTTCCATAGAATTTGGTACTTTATGGTGTTGAGTAGATAGCTCTTCACCTGGTCCTCACTCTCAGCATCCTCATTGATGGTCAGTACATGCAGGTAACTATTGTTGATAACTGTGTCCGCCTCGATATTGCTCCCCATCTTAGAGAGAAAGTACAGGGTGTAAGCCCTGACCTCATCGTAGTGGTTACTGATGTACCTGTCTAAGACTTTTTTCATACCATACCATGAAGTCCTTGTACCACACTTTCCGCCTCACTGATGCACAGAAACATTCCCTAGGCTGTGGTCCATCATACTTGACCCGTATCTTGTAGAGCTGAACGCATGAATGCTTAGAGTATTTCACAGCATCTGCAGTACTATCAATTGAGTCTATTAGGTCTATGTCAGTTTGTTCAAACATAATTCAAGTAAATAGGCACCAATGGCTGCTTGACAAGCTAGGATAAAATCATGATGCCATGCCAATGTAAGCCAAAAGGCCACACACTTACTGCAACTCAATGCATCTAGTAAGGGTATGGCCCATGTGCCTGGTCTTAAAGACATGTATACCCATGTCAAGGTTGCTTGTAGTGGTTCGAAATTGCACCACCACCAAGCCAAAGGTATCAGAGTTAAGAGTTCCATTGCCTCAAATATACTCTAAAAAAGCTATCATAGATCTCTGTGCCTACATTTTTTCCTCTCATGAACCGGTATAGCTTGGCATAGTTGACATTCATATCCTCAGATAAGTGAGTTAACTTGTAGCGTTTGCCCAGCATTCCGTTAATCTCTCTTCTCATCCAATCGGACAGCTGTTGGTCCTCAGAAAGGTAAATCGTCACTGCTCTCATCGGTAGTATCAAAAGTTTTTCGTAATTTATCAACAGCACTATTTTCAATCTTTGAGCTCAGGCTCATGGTCCAAGCCTCAATGGAGTTAAAGTACTTGATTGTACCATCCTGTGCCTCCCATTTGCGGCCTCTTAGGTTATACTGCACCTCTACCACTTCACCTGTTTTTAGGTTGTTTGCTAGATCGCATTTATCCTGGGTTAGTTGGAATGTTACGTACTGAGGATACTCATCCTGAGACTTCAGGGTTACTTCTCTTTTTTTGAATTTGTCAGATACTGACGTTGTAGGGGTAACGAATACCACCTCTCCTTTGAATTTACTCATGGTTGTTTATGTATTTGATATAGTTTATTGTGCTAATCCATCCCCACACTATTGCAGGGGCTAATAAAATTGCTGCTAATATAATCATTGTATTAAAGTTATTACTATTACTGTTCCTACTATGTACCCAAAAGACAGTGCAACTGCATTAAGTACTCTTTCACTCCAATTAGTAGCCTCTATCATGTACCCTAGAAACGGGAGCCCAAGGAATGGACCAATGGCTGCGAATAATATCATACCAGGTGCATTGCCCTCTGATACAAATCTAATGTAAAATGTAGAGCATATCTCTATGACTAGAGCTGATAAGAAAATTATAGGGTATCTCATTTGTCTAGGTTTATTTCGTTATCATTAAGGCTACTGATTAGAAAGTCCTGTATTTTCTCCACTATCTCATATTGTGCATCCGGTAGGTCTCCATACTTCAACATACTACGGAGCTCTGCTTTGAGCTCCCATAGTACATTTAGCATATCAGCACCTTTGATTGCACAGTAGTGTTCTGCCTGCTCATCAGGGAGTAGAAATTCTAGTGTTGCTTTCATATCATTTCTATTTAGTTAAAGGGGTAATTTTTACCCCTTATTATTAATCGAGGGCAATTTTTACCCTTATTATTTTCCAGTTTTTTGTGCAAGAAACTTGACATCTTGCTTCAGCTTCTCTATATAAAGAGTAGCATCCATCAGCTCCTCCTGTAGATGGTTAAGCCATCCATGCAGATCTACATCCTTCCTATCCAGGTTAGTACCGTACTTAGCCTGCCCCCTCTTACTTCTCTCATAGTACTTAGCCATGACTGCCAATAGGATGCTATCCTTCTGCTTAATGGGCTCTTGTTCGTGTGTTATGTTCATTTGTTCTTTAATTGAGTTAATACTTCGTTATAGAATTCAGTAGCTAGGATTAATCTCTCAGCCATTTGTATCTCTATCTCCTTATCTCTTTCAAAGGTAATGGATGTGATACGCTTCTCAGGTGCAATATGATCCACATAGTGCAGTGCTCCATTCTCATACTCACCCATAATCTCAGGAGCAGTAGTTACCATGACATAGCACAGCTCAAAAGATGGCATGTCATATAGCCACATGTAGGCACGTCCTTGCCATTCATAGTCAGATAGATCCTTTAGCTCATAGCTAGTAGCAGGGAACGTATCTAAGGACCATGAGGTCTTAATATCTATGATGGATGTATCAGTGATAATATCACAGCATCCGGATAACCACTCATTCTCTACCCTGTCCTCATTCTTTTTGTAGTCCTCTAGCCTAACCAGGTTAAGTAGGTCAATACTGTCCTGCTCCTGAGCTAATCCCTTAGTGATGTACTTGCTGTTCACCTCACTCCTGTACTTAAAGAAATCCTCTTTCGCCTTTTGAATGATGTAGCTCTTAGCTGTTTGACTTAATGCCTCCCCCTTAGTCCTGGAGGAGGTCATTAATTTTCCTAATGATGATGCTCTAAATTTCATAGTTGTGCCTCCTGCTCTTTAGTTAGGTTATACATCTCTTTAATCTGCTCAGGAGTAAACTTACCACTCTTCACTGCATTCAATGCCTTGGTCCATCGGTCACCATCTAGCGTAGGCTTTGCCTTAGGTGCCTTGCTTGCAGTCTCACCGTCATCATCTACTGCCTGCAGGGATAGTAAACTAACTAGCGTATATCTGCGGAAGTAAGTAACTGCACTCCCTAGCTTTTGTGCATCCGTAATTGGAGGCAATGTCATGTATGACTCAAATCTATCCCCATTCTCAATGTCAATGATGATGGTATATACCTTGTCATCCTTAACCGGCTGCATTAAGATTAGGCCGCAGTCCATTAGGATAGGCTCAACGGTCTCAATGATGCTGTTAATATCAGCGTATGAACGCTTGAAATGTGGGTTAGTGGCATTCTTAATGACCTTACCCATTGACTGCTTAGCACAGTGCAATTTTTGAAAGATGTTTAGTGCTGTTTTTGGCTCTTCAGCTTGAGCTGTTTTCCTTGTTGTCATAATTTTAAGGTGTTAATTTCTACAAATATACAAATTAATTGCACTTATTTACAAAATCATTAAAAAATTCAACGAAATCATCAAAGTTTCTAGCGATGTAATAGGTACCTCCTGCTTTCTCTATGTTCTCCTGGTATCTCTTCTGTGCTTCACTCTGCCTATCCTTGCCTATCTTGACCTCAATCTTAACTGAACGGCCTTTGATGGTAGCAGATATATCGGCACTCCCTGCAGTAGAGGTGCCCTTTGTCCAGGTAACACCTAATACTCTGCCATCCGTAGCTGTTTTGGTACGAGCCACACCCATAGTGTTGATGCGTTCTGCTTGGTAGCCATGGTAATTGATATAATCACAGATTGCTTTGGTTAGGCCGTTGGCCGTTGAGTCTTTGTACATAGTTTTTGGGATATAATCAGGTGGTAAATTAGGGTGAGTGATTGCATAGCGTTTAATTTTTAACTCATGCATTAACGTTTTATATTCTTTTTTCATCTTATAGGTTAAAATAGTTTTTGTTGTGCCATGTGATTATTTAACCGTTCCATTGCCTTGTCATAGTATTCCTTGTCAAGTTCACATGCTGTTAGGTCAAAGCCATAGTCATGGCAGGCTATTGCAATACTTCCTGAGCCTAGATGAGTATCAAGTATTTTATCACCTTTCTTTGCGTATTTGTCAAGAATCCATTTGTAAAGTTTTATAGGGTTTTCAGTTGGGTGGAATGTATTTTGTGAAATTAATTGCGCTCTGTTTATTTCCACTTGACGTGTAACCGTTTCAAATGAAGTCCAAGCCATTTCACCATCGGACATAGTCAAGTCGTTTTGTCCTTTGTACCAAAAAACCCAAGCTTTTGTTGGTTCAAGATATTTCGTGAAATAATTACCCCCCCAAATAATCTGGTGTTTTGAAACACGAAACAATTCATTGAAGTATTCTTGTGAAGGAATTGAATTGTCCCAATTTTTTCTTGAATGTTCTTTTCGATTATGTTTCGGATTTTTATTAATACTTTTCTTTTGTCCGTCAATTCCAATCCCATAAGGCGGATCAACAATCGCCAAGTCGAAGTGTTTGTCAGGAAAGCGCGACATCAATTCCATGTTGTCTTCGTTTGTTATCTGTATCATGATTAATCTTGTTTAGTGAGTTCAAAGTACCTGCCATGCTGGTCTCTATTTTTGGTGAATTTATAGCCTTTATAGCTTGCATAGGCTTGCACCCATTTGATGTACTTCCTGCTGTCAAGGTCTTTGAAGCCATTGGTATCTGCTTGAAATGCCTCAAATGATGCTTTGTTGTAGTGTCTAACATCCAATGAGATATTCCCATCATGTACAAAGTCATAGAACTCTTTGCAGGTGTTTTGGATGAAACGCTTAGCATCTGCATTGATGGATACACTTCTCACCAATCCATTCTGCAGGTACATCTGCAGGTTAGATAGCATGTAGTTATCAAAGTGAGCCCATTCATCTTTATTCCATTCATCAAACAATAGCTTGCCATACTCATCCTGTGGGTTACGTTGGCTATTAAAGTACTGAAAAAACTCTATCTCATGCCTCCTACGATCATGTGAGGTACCTGCACCACTGATAACATAGTTAGTAGTGATAACTATCTTGGGTGAACGTTCAAATGGGATGTATATCTCATCCTTATTCTTTCGGTTTACCGGTATGCCCTCAGTAATCAGGGAGAATAACTGCTCAAAGTCAAAGTGCTTTTTAACATCATCAAATGCTAGCACCTGAGTATCCATATTAACACGTTGGTACACAAAATCATTCTTTGAGGGGTTGTAAGCCTTACCATCTATCTTAATAATCTTGCGGATATTGCCGATGGCTGTCAACATCAAGCTCTTACCACTACCTCCATTAGGGTTATCATCAATCTCTTGGTCATTGAAAATGATTGCCTTTTGGTCAGTCTTATCTTTGAACGTGTGGATGAGGTATCCAAGGGTTGACTCCATTGCTTTAATGCGTTGCTCATCCTGGGCTGAAACCTTATGTACAAAATCTTGAAAATTATTATCATGAATCGCGATTCGGGTATAATTTCTTTTAATGATTTGCTCCCTCCAAATGTACCCATCTATATCAATGTAGCTCATTAGCTCCACTTTGTCCTTGGATACCTTGGCCACTCCATTAAGAAATGGGATATAAGATGAGTAGCGATCATCCTGCAGGATACGCATATCAATGGACTCTAGCATGTTCAGGTGTGACTCGGTGAACAGCTGAGCACTCTTAGCACAGTGATTGTAGATATCAAGTTCACCCTTAGCTAGGCAGTACTTGAGTACAAAGTCCTTGATTAACTCCACTGAGCTCTCACTAACCTTGTTTTCCTCAATGTAAACATAGGTAGGCTTGTTACTCCGTTCCGGATAGTACTTAGCAAAGCCATGTTTTTGTAGAAATTTAGCATAGTCATGCGGCACGATAGTAATTTTCTTGCCATCTGCCTGCCAAAATACGTCATCTGAGTTCTGCACCTCCTCTTTTACTGACTCAATGATTGAGCTACTAACACCTAGCTGTTTTTGGATGTCCTCATCCTTGATACCCTCTTTTAATTTTAGCTTTACTTTGTTAACAGTGTTGGCATCCTCAAAGTACCTGGTATTGAAGTTGCTACTTTTGTATGCATTGGCCACAGTGTTATTGATTTCACTCGCTGTGAAGTCCTCCTGTGCATATTGCAGGAGGTAATTCTTAGCAGCATACTGATCTACACCATACTCACACATGCAGCAGGCCACCTTAAAGGTCCAATTATTCCTGCCCTGTTCAAATACCCCATGATTAAACTTCATGATGAGGTCAATGATACGGTCCTCATTAGCAATGGGTAGCACTGCTATCTTTTCTGCTTTGTGGTATCCCTTATCCTCGGTGATACCTTGAAACACATCACAGAACTCATTGAGATAGGCATCAGGGTCATAGCTTTCAAAGCATACCCTTGACACGTTGCTATTGGCCACGTCAAAATAATCACTTTGGATATATTCCTTGTATGCTTCAAACCTCCTCTTGTGTTCAAACTTATTGCTTTCAGGTGTACGGATAACTACCTTGAGTCCATTTCCACTGGGAGATGTGAACATCATGTAAACGTAGGGACATTCCTTAAGCCTGTTCCGTTCAGCTTTCAAGGTCTTGGCATCCGGATACTTATCAAAGTCCAGCACGCACAATCCTGAGTGCTGTATCAGGCCATCATCCTTACGCTCACTAAATGTGCCGTTGAACATGATAGCCATTAGCTGCATTTTGCTTTCTGCATCTCCTGCTCTTAGTTTCTTTATCTTATTAATCAGCTCGGGGTTTCCTTGCTTGATTCTGTTGTACACTTCTATGGCCTCAAGTGTGAAAGGCGTTTCTTTGGAGTTATACAAACTCCTGAAAACTGATATTTTTGGGTTAAACATAGGTTACAAATATAATAAATGACGATAAATTCCAACTAATGACGATAAAATAAAATCATCGTCCACTCTATAAGCTAATGCTGTATTGACTTACAGCTATTTATGGACGATAAGACGATAAATTTTCCAGAACGGAAACTTTTTTAGTGGTCTATATATTAAGTACCCCCCATAAGAGAACCGTCACATCGTCATACGGTCATAAAAAAGAGGGAGCCTAAACCCCCTCCCCCATATTAACCCTTAAAAAATTATGGTCCTCAAAGATAGATAGAATCTCGCTTACAGTCATCTTGTCTTGGAATTTTGTTAATAACTTTGGAGGCATATTCCCTGTGATTGTTACCCTTGCTTCCTCGTCACACATCGGCATAACACTGACATCAAAGATATTAATATCGTCTCTTTTCTGCTTAATTAGGTCAGGTAATGGGTGAATGTACTTGAGGTATCTCTCATCTTTTCTACCATACCAATAGCTATGCTCTTTCATGCCATGAATTACGGAGCTATGATCTCGGTTAAAGAATTTACCAATCATGCTCAAGGTCATGTGCCGGTAGTTGTACATATAGTTGTACAGGTAGTACCTCTTGTATGCTGATATTTCTACCCTACTAGGTGTGTTTAGTTGGTATTCCAGGATAAGCTTCATTAGGTCCTCATTTTGTAGTTTTGTGAGCTCGAATACTGTCTCATCTATTTGTCCTCTCATTTTTTCTCTATGTAATATTTGTAGTAATTATCTCGTTTTACGTTATACTCTAGCTTTTCAAATAGCTTAAGGTACCTGTATGCTGTCCTTTCACTTGTGCCTAAGTACCTAGCCATCCCCATTACGGTCCTGGGCTTTTCCTGTAGCATCTGCAGGAGTCTGAGCACCCTGTATATTTTGTGCTGGTTCATAATGGTAGATTATTAATAATTTTCTCTAATACTCTTACTACTATACTATTGCCTGCTTGCTTGTAGGCTTGACTATCTGATACAGGCCATGTAAATGTATCAGGGAAGTCCATTAATCGGAAGCATTCACGAGGAGTTAGTCTACGGATTTTGTAGTCATTGATATAGCCTTGTGCATATCCATGTGTGCCAGCTGATAATGTAGGAGATATTCCATTTGTACTATAAACTTGAGATGCTTGTGTATCTTGATTTATATAACCAATGTTTTGAATTACCGCCTGATTGCATTGAGTATCCAAAGTCTGAGCTACTTGTTTACCTACTCTACCTCTTCTAGTTTCAGATCCTGGGAATGAAAAATTAATACTATCTTCCTCAGTAGCTTCCTCATATCCTTTAAATGTGCCTGATTTGATTTTTATGGTATCCCAATTATGTTTATTAGACATGGTACCCTTTCCTCCTGTTCTAATTGTATTACATATTTCACTTCCTTGAAAATTGGTTACCTTAAGATATTGTTGATCACGTCCACCCATCTTAAAATATCCGGCGTGAATACATGCACTATTGTTAGGATTTTCATTTTCAATAATTGGATTTTTGTGATGGGCTAAAACATTAATCATTTTTTCACTCAAAAAATACTTATCATCTACACTATCCTCTAGTACATCCTTTAATCTTTTAGTTAACTCCTCCTCATCTGGCCATGAGAATGTATTATCCTGATCATCTCTAATGCCTATTAAAAATACCCTTTCTCTATTTTGTGGAATTCCATGTTTTTTAGCATTCAATACTTTGTAATGAAGATGATAAGGTACAGCCCCATCTATTGGCATCATAGTAGTTATTCCATTAACTGATTTACCTCCTAGGTAATCTATCCATTCCTTAAAAGTTCTGCCAATCTTATCCTTTTTATTATCCTTATCATGAGATAGTAACCCTCTTACATTCTCAAAAATAAAGAAACGTGGATTATTAACCTGGATAAATTCTAAACTGTTAAAGAATAAAATACCTCTTGCATCCTCTTTACCTAATCTCTTACCTGCCATACTAAATGCTTGACATGGAGGTGATGTCATATAGATATCTAAACTCTCCTTTGGTATCTCTCTATCATATACATTCATAGGATAGTACTCCGGCTCTCCATAGTTATGGATGAATGTTTGCCTCGCATATTTATCCATATCACAGGAAAATACTTCCTGATAGTCTATCCCTAATCTCATTAGGGCTTGATTAAACGCTCCTACTCCTGAGAAGTCGCTACCTATTTTAATTGTTGTTTTCATATTTTTTCAATTACAAAGTGTCCGTAAACGTGAGTACCTGCTGCCCTGAATTGGTTAAGTTTCCAATGGCAGAGTGCTTTGGTAGGGAATTCATAGCTCTCTGCGAGCCTTGAGTCATAATAGTAGAGTAATCTGTACATGAGTTCTTACATTTTAAGTATTCTAAATAAAGGGAGGTATTAAAGGAGCCTCCCTTGTCTCCTGCGAATGACTGCTTGGTCCACCATCTGGCCATTTCTGTGAGGTCTCTATGCATCATACCTCCATTCATCTTCATCAAAGTAGTTGTCAAAGTCCTGCATATCTCTGACCATGTTAGTATCCTGGATGCACCAAATAATCTCTTCATTGAGTTGGTCAAGTTGCATGTCAGTAAGGATATAATCAAGCTCCACCTCACCAATAACCTGAGTAGCTTTTATTTCACTTAGCTCCACCTCATAGTCCTCATCGGTAATGTTAGTGATCTTGAACTCACAGCTCCCATGGAACTCATCAAAGTCAAAATAGGCTGTGTTGTTTTCTAATGTTACTTGCATATCATAAAGATTAAAGTGTGATACATTAATACCATGGTACCCACGACCACAGCAAAACTTGCTACTACATCAAATAGTTCTTTTTTCATTTGTTTGCGTTTAGGATGGTTAAAAAATCTTCTGTGTTATCCAGTGCTGTCTGAGTCATTTCCTCAGTAGCTTCTACAAGCAGTTGCTCTAAGAATAAAGCAAGTGTTTCTGCGTTGTTTTGGTTGGTCTTGATAAAGTCAAGGGCTCTTTCAAACTGTTTCATAAATAATTTTTAAGTGTTAATACCTGACAAAGATATAAAAAGTTTCATAACTGCAAAACATTTTGCACAAAAAAATTTAATTTTCCACAAATTTAAGATAAGGAACTCACATTATAAGTGTAGAATTGTGGTGAAAATCACATAAAAACATGGTCATAACGTGAAACTCACATTATAATGGGTAATAAAGGGGATAAACTACAGCAGTTATGCGTGCTATAAGGGGATAATCTCAGTAAAAATAAGGGGATAGCCTTACGAAATGTTTTTCTTTCGGGTGTAAAGATACTCTTGGTACTTAGTAAATACCAGGTTATTTACTTTGTTATGCTTTTTGCAGTCTCTACATTGGAGCCAATGGTGCACTGTTCCTGCAGCTGTGACTACTTTCTTATTGTACCGGTGATTAATACCACCACATTCAGCACATTCGTATCTATCACCACCATACTGCACAGCATAGTTATGGTTTACTAAGGCATAGCTGTTGAGTTTCTCAAATACTGACTCAAGGACCTGAACATCCATCTTACAATACTCCACCATCTTATCAAGTGCCTCTTGGTCCTTGCGAAAAACTATATCTTTCCACAGGTCAAGGCCTCCCGTTTCCATCTTTGCCCCTACCTTTAGGAGCTTGGCAATATAGTCTAGTTTGTTTGAGTTAAAATTAAAGTACCTTTTAGCCCATTTAAGCGTATCTATGGTCTTAGGGGATGGCATAACACCAATGCCATGGAATAAAGCTCTTGTACGTATCCATTTAAGGTCAAACCTATCACCATTGTGTGCCACAATCTCATCCGCTTCATGGAGTACTTTGACAAATGCCTCAATCATTTTCTTATCACTCTGTGATTTGCTCCATGTTAGGCTGTGAATTTCATCTTCACCCTCCCATTTGTAGCATATGCATATGATAGCCCGTTCATGAATGATATCACCTGGGTTAATTGTTAGGTTGTATCCTGTTCTCCAGAATACTCCGACATTGAAAGAGGTCTCAATGTCATAAAATAGTCTTTTTCTCATAGCTTAAACAGCAGGGCAATCCTGTCAAGTAGCCCCTTTTGAATTAAAAAACGGAGCAATATACCTAGAATAAACGCAACAATAACAGGCCACCATAGTATTTTATACTTGATTACCTCTTTAGCTTGAGCAGTTTTGTAGATAGTCTTACCTCGTATCTTTTCAACCTTGGTCTTGTATCTATATTCTATCCTTGTTTGCCATCTAGTCTTTGGCACATAGATGTTATTGAACTTTATAACCGTATCGCGATACGCGATAAACTTTTCCCAAAAGATAGTGTCATTGTGTACTATTGGGAATGAGTCCACAGTAGCTATGCGGATGGTATCACTATCCTGGACAACTTGCAATCCATTCTTAAGTGCTTTTTTGTAATGCCATTGAGCTCGTTTAGGAGCGGAGCAGGATAACAGGATGAGTATAGGTATCAAATATCTCATAGGCTTTGTAACATTGCTATCATTCTAGGGCATGGGTAAATATCGGCCTTGTCTTTTCTCACTGAGTTGTGAGTATAGATCCCTGCAGTACCTTTGAATGCCTCTTTATCAATGGCAAATATCTCTGACCGGTATGCCTTGGGAATGTCATAGGTATCACACAGGTACTCCACCAATTGTCGAGTGCTTTCAATCTGCTCATCCGTATATTTGTACCAATACTTATTACCCTTGTAGGGTGTATCTAATGTAGTTACCATTGACGGGTCCACTACTCCCTTGACATAGTTGTAGTACTTGCCATCTTTTAGCTTCAATGGACCCCAATTGCAAATTTCAATTCCTACAGATAGCTTGTTTAGGTTTTGGTACTTGAGGCCATGAGCTGAGAAGTCCTGACTATCTATGCCTAGATGATAAGCCCAGTGCTTGGAGGAGAAACATTGAACAATAGATCCTTTCTCACCTACCACAAATGCGGTTGCAATCCTATCTCCGTTACTATTCCACCAACGTGATACAGCTACGGGGTTCCCATTGCCTGCAGTGTGGTGTAGATAGATTTGTTTTTTCTCAGACTCCTCATGGAAGTACTGAGCATTAGATAGGCGTTCCTGTAATATCTTGCTTGTGTCTAATTTCATCCACCTCTTTTTTAATATCCTTAGCTCTTGAAAATAAGTTTTTCATTGCCTTCCATAGGTCAAGCCCTTTCACTGCTTTGTAGTTTTCATTGATACTCATAACCTCGATTGATACCAGAATAAGAGATAGTACTTTGGTAAGCATGAGCTCCACCGAGAAAAACTGCAGAATGATTTTATTTAGTATGAATTGGTCAATCATGTAGAACATAATCACAGTAACTTCATACAGCAACATCTTACTAATGATAGCAGATAGGCCCCTGCTTGTGATTGGCACCTTGTGTTTGATGCTCTTCCATACTCCTGTAATGGTATCAAGTAAAATCACAAACCCAACTAGGAACAATAGCCCTGATATTGGCATTAGGAATGTACTGATAACAGCTAACAACTTAAACCAATTGGCTTTCATTGTAGCAAGTAGTATGGTGAGCTGTGAGTTCATTACAAGATTAGGATGCTGTTGTTGTATCCGTTCTCAAGGAAGTTACCACACATACCTGTGCAAGTCAACTGATACTGATTGATGCATGAGCAATGGTTGAACATTGGTCTAAGGTCAGTGTCCATGTTAGTGGTACTGATAAACTGAGGGAACAGGTTGCGGTTAGCTAGTAGCCATCTGATTAGACGCTGCTCAAAGAAACTAGCTTTCTGTGCATAGTGCTCCATGCCAAATGCTACCTCTGAACGGGATACGCTTGCAGAATAATCTCCGTTTTGAGTTTGAAGTCCTTTGTTTTTTAACTGATATGTCAACCCAAACACTGCATCCTCTGCAGATCTCCAAGCTATCACTGGCTGTATAAACTCCACCAAATTAATCTCATCAGGGTTAAGTGCTGTGTTATTATACTGAGTTAATAAATAGTTATAGAAAGTAGTGCCTAAAATAGGCTGTACCCGTAGTGCTGCCTGAGTAGCTATGTATGGGGTTACATCCGTCACATCCACATTGGCTGTAATGGGTGTGTTAGTTTTTAGGTAGGTTTCGGTGATAAAGTACAGCATTACTGAGCAGGGTTTGTAGGTTCATCAATTGGAGGTAAAGAGGCTAGAGCTCTAATCTCATTGGTAGTCATTTTTTCAAGTACTTTGCTTAGCAGTGCATCACTCAAGTTGTTTAATGCATCCTTAACTTTTGCCGTTTCCTCATCCACCTCAACAATAGCATCACCAATGATTTGAAAGTTATTGATAGTGAACTCAGCAGGGATGCGTGCAATGGTTAGTATCTCATTAAAAATAGTTACTACCTGTTGACGTAACTCCATTACCACGTTTTTCTCAAAGATAACATAGGCCTGCTTGATATCAGAGCCACTGCCTAAGCTTCCTGTGGTACGTACACCCATTAAAATGGGGTCAATGGTGTGAGCAAAACAAATCTGCTCAGTGTTCAGTGCAGATGCCTCATGGAATAGCTTGTCATTGCCGTTGGTAGGTAGGCTTTCAATCTTTGGAAGTTGGTCCGCTGAGTTAGCAAAGAATGCAACAGCTTTACCTGCATTGGCTGCACCTTTTAACCTGTCAATAGTTTCCTTGATCATGTGTTTTTCCTCTTCAGACTGTGGTCGTTTAGGGAACATCATAGCGAATGATGGGAACACACTATTTTGAATGTTACTTTTTGCGAAGTAAGATAGCTCACCACTCAAAAACGCAAAATTTAGACAGGAACTATATGTTGGTATTGGATAGTAGTCCTGCCCAACTGACTTAACCTCATAGCAATATAGCTGAATTTCATCTGTACAGGTGATGTGGTAAGGCTTAATTACCTCCGTATCTATCCTGGTACTCCAATCATCTGATAAATAGTAGTATCTTTTGCATGGTGATACCCTTACTTTCTCAGGTGATACATTCTCAATCTTGATAAGTTTCTTTTTTTCACCAAAAAATAGCTTAAAATATACACGATTGTGGATGATTAACTGCTTAGTCACAGCTTTTACGGTGTGTTTTAAGTTAGCTTTTTTCTCAAAGCTGAACATCTCTAGCTTTTCTTGTGGTGTAAGCTTGTCAGTTGTAAGGTTGAAACCTCCACCAATAACAGCATTGGTCTTAAAGTCCACAATTGCACCATGTAATGGCGAGCTGTAGTACATTTGATTCAACATTTCTGGATAAAGGTTCCCCTCACCAAAACGCACCCATGACTCCTGTACATATCTACCATTGATGTATGGCAGTGTTAAGTTACCTCTCCCTACCGGTAGAAATGGGGTGCTAAATGATTGATAGCCCTCCACCATTTCGGGGCCTTTTGGTTTGCTGTTAAATAGTCTTTCGTACCAAGCCATAGTTAATCGTATATTGAAGTTCCTGCAGGACCACTGACTACAAGCCTACCCTCTTCAATAA